CAAGATTCTGTTGAATCTGACTACGATGAGGTCTTCTAAGATGAATCTTAAACTAAGAGAACAAGTATTAAAAATTCTTTTACATGAATTTGGAGATACTGCATCCAATAGATCGATCTATGAATGTGCCGATGAATGGTGCAGTAAACAAGTCACTTCTAATGGTATTGTTAGTTATTTTAAAGCTTATTATACTAAATAATAGGTAATCATACTCTATTATATTATTTTGAATGACAAGAAAGCAGCTAAAAAACTCTTGAAGAGGGCAAAGAAACATCCAGATTGGTATACGGAAAAGGATGTGTACTATGCTAAAATGATTAAAAAAAGATTTAAAACGAATGAAAGCAAGACTGATTCAAGCGACACCAAATCCTGAAGAAAACATGGCATATATTGCCCGTGTTTCTAACCCTTCTAATCAGGACAACGATAAGTATGCAGGATTATTGAAGTATTGTATCAAACACAATCACTGGAGTGTGTTTGAACAGGCCTCAATGACCTTAGAGATTGAGACTACTCGTGCTATTGCTGCACAAATATTACGTCATAGATCTTTTACATTCCAAGAGTTCTCTCAGAGATATGCTGCTAGTACGACACTTGGTGAAATAGAATTACCAGAACTTCGTAGACAGGATGAAAAGAATCGTCAGAATTCTACTGATGATTTAGATCCTAAGTTGGTTGACAAACTTAATCGTCAGATGATTACTTTGTTTAGTTCTGCTACTAGTCTTTATACTCAAATGTTGGAAGAAGGTGTTGCTAAAGAGTGTGCTAGAATGGTACTACCTTTATGTACTCCTACAAGGATCTATATGACAGGCTCTTGCCGTTCTTGGATTCATTATATTAATCTACGTTCTGCACATGGTACACAGAAGGAACACATGGAGATTGCGGAAGATTGTAGAAAGATCTTCATTGAACAATACCCATCAGTATCAGAGGCACTTGAATGGATTAAGAACCCTGTTCTTAAAGAGATAGATAGATTGAATAGTGAAATTAAAAAACCCACTGAAGAACCTACTGAGGATTAATTATGCCCACCTATCCTGTTATTAATTTAAAAACTAAAGAGAAGAAAGAACTCTCCATGACCATGAAACAATATGGTGAGTGGAAGGATGAGAATCCTGACTGGGATAAAGATTGGAGTGCAGGAGTTGCTGCTTGTCAAGAGATTGGTGAGATGCGTTTCAAAGGAGAGGCAAATTCTAGTGGATGGAACGAAGTACTAGACAGGGCTTCTAAACAGCCTGGTTCTACTGTTCGTAAAAATAGGGATTATAGTTAACATGCCAAGAAAGAAGAAAACTACTGAACCTATTGGTGTAGGATACACCTCTAAGCAGATGAAAAGGAAGAAACCAATCAACAATGATTTGTTGGTCGATATTAATCCATTAACTCCAACACAGGAGAGGTTCTTTGATGCTTACAAAGATGGAAAGAACGTCTTTGGTTATGGTTGTGCAGGAACAGGTAAGACATTCATTGCACTTTATCTTGCACTACAAGATGTTCTATCTGACAGCACACCATACAAGAAAGTTTATATCTTTAGATCATTAGTATCTACAAGAGAAATTGGTTTCTTGCCTGGAGATCATGAAGATAAGTCTTTACTATATCAGATACCATATAAGAATATGGTTAAGTATATGTTTGAGATGCCTACAGATGCAGACTTTGAAATGTTGTATGGTAATCTAAAGGCACAAGAGACTATTTCTTTCTGGTCTACATCCTTTCTCAGAGGTACTACATTTGATGATTCCATCTTGTTAATAGATGAGTGTCAGAACTTGAATTTCCATGAATTAGATAGTATAATAACAAGGGTTGGTGAGAACTCTAAAATTGTTTTTTGTGGTGATGCATCACAAACAGATCTCACTAAAACAAATGAGCGTAATGGTATCTTAGACTTTATGAAGATCATCCAACAACTAGAAGAACAGTTTGAGATGGTTGAATTTGGTGTTGATGATATTGTTCGTTCAGGTCTCGTAAGAGATTATCTCATTGCAAAACTCGCTCTAGGACTCTAAATGCAAAGAACCTTTCATAATTATCTCGGTGACATAGAGTTAAAGAGTAAAGATACGCCAGGTTGTCGTCTATATGAATTACCAAATGGTGATTGGGTTCCATCTATAACATCAATCACCTCATTTTATAACAAAGAAAAATTTATAAAGTGGAGACAAAGAGTAGGTGACGAAGAGGCGAATCGAATAACGAAAAAAGCTACTACAAGGGGTACGGATTTCCATGAAGCCGCACAAGACTACCTTGAACAAAAAGAAATTATATGGGAGGAACATTTACCCGCTACACAGTTCATGTTCCACCATGCCAAGCCATTCATTGATAAGATCGATAATATACATGCTATTGAGCGCTCCATGTATTCTGAGTTTTTTGGTATTGCGGGCCGTGTGGATTGTATTGGAGAGTATGATGGAGAACTTGCAGTCATTGATTTTAAGACTTCAGAGAGAATTAAACCAGAGGCTTGGTTAGAAAATTATTTTGTTCAAGAAACTGCATACGCATGTATGTATTACGAACTAACTGGTATACCAGTTAAGAAATTAATCACTATTATGACAACTCCATCAGGAGAAGTTAAAGTGTTTGACAAAAGGAATAAAGACGAGTATATTAAGCTATTAGTTAAGTATATTAAAAAATTTGTTACTAATTTCACCAATGAATAAAGACCTAGACAAGGCACTAAAGGAAAAGTTCCTGTGTCAAACTAAATTTACTCAGGACATAGAAAACCTTGTAAAGGATACTACTGGACTGAATTATATTGATGCTATAGTGCATTACTGTGATGAGAATAAGATAGAAGTAGATTCTGTATCTAAACTTATTAGTAAACCATTAAAGGAAAAGATAAAGGCTCAAGCAACGGAATTAAATTTTCTAAAGAGAACATCACGAGCTAAACTTCCATTATAATTATGCCATTTGCATATCACTTACCACCAATACCACCTCATCAATCAACATTTATTGAAACTAGGATTTCAGTTCCTGTTCATGAACATGGTATAAAAGATGGAAAACCTTATACTAAATCTTACTTTGTTCATCCTGAAATAAAGAATCCTTTTTATAATAATGTCATTAAAAACTAAGATAAAAGTGACTCCGTTTGAATGTTATAGAACTTATATTGCAATGAAGCAACACTTTACCAAGGAGAAGTATGATTATCTTAAGTATGGTGGTAAGTCTAGAGCATCTATTGTTTCTTTTAACAAAAGAAAGGATAGATATTTTTTTGAACGTATGAGTAGGAAGAAAAGTGATGAAGAAATTACTCAATATTTTATTTCTAATTTTATTTCAAGTGAAGATCCTTCTAAAGTTTGGATAGGGGAGATTATTGAAAATGGAGAAACCAACTTCAAAGAATGGCAAAAAAGAAATCAATCCCTCTCTTACATATTCTCAAATGAAATTGAGGGAGTCTTTTCGGGAGGTGATTTTGACAGCTACTTCATTAGTAATCGCCAACATCCAAAAATCCTCAAAGAATACTTAAAGAAAAATATCTCAATAGAGACTCTTGTTATTCTTGATATGATACTAGGGTTTGGTAAAGAACTTGATAAAGAATTAGTAGATCCTATTTGGAGTACGGTTTCCTTGAAGATGAAAAAATATAGATCGTTCCTAAATATAGATGTACTTCGTTATAAAAAAATTCTAAGAGAGAAAATCTTATGAGTTTCCTAAAAAGTGCCCAAGTTCGGGCTGCTCTTGTTGAAATAAATGAACTTCAGGAAGATGTTATGAAAAATGCTTTGCAGTTTCCTGAAATGACTGTTGAGGAACAGTATGAACATATAGAAGATCTTGAAGATCTTCTTGAAAAACAACGCATTATGTACACTAGATTATCTTTATCAGATGATCCTGAAGCGAAAGCTATGAAGGAAAGTATTGATGAGTCAACCAAGATGCTTGGTTTACAACAAGATAGTGATCCAGCTGCCTTGTTTAAAATGATGCAAAATACTATTGTTCATCTTCGTCAAATTGTTGAGAATCGTCTTGACAAGTGACAAAATTTTTGTTATACTAAACACATCCAAAATCTCAAAAAATCCGATTTAATCCTATGTCTTTTTCAGACTTAAAAAAACAATCTAAACTTGGCTCTTTAACATCTAAATTAGTTAAAGAAGTTGAGAAAATGAATACTACATCTGGAGGCGATGATCGTCTTTGGAAACCAGAAGTTGATAAATCTGGTAACGGTTATGCCGTAGTTAGATTTCTACCTGCACCTGATAAGGAAGATATTCCTTGGGTAAAGTTATACTCACATGCCTTTCAAGGGCCTGGTGGTTGGTTCATGGAGAACTCTTTAACTACTTTAGGATCAAAAGATCCTGTTTCAGAACACAATTCACAGTTGTGGAATTCTGGTTCTGATGCTAATAAAGAAATAGCTCGTAAACAAAAACGTAAGTTATCATATTACACAAACATCTATGTTGTAAAAGATCCTGCTAATCCTTCTAATGAAGGTAAGGTATTCCTTTACAAGTTTGGTAAGAAAATCTTTGATAAGATTCAGGAAGCTATGCAACCTGAGTTTGAAGATGAGAATGCAATCAACCCATTTGATTTCTGGGGTGGTGCAGATTTCAAGATTAAGATCAAAAAAGTTGCTGGATTCTGGAACTATGATAGTTCTGAGTTTGCTGCTCCATCTCCATTATTGAATGGTGATGATGATGCTCTTGAAGCTCTTTGGAAGAAGGAGTATTCCTTACAGGAATTAGTTTCTGCGGATAAGTTCAAGTCCTATGATGATCTTAAGACTCGTCTTGAGTATGTTTTAGGTAACAAGTCACGTCCTGCTGCTCCTAGATTTGAGGAGGAAGATATTAGTCGTGGTTCTGTTGCTGAAGTAGAAGAGGCTCGTGTTCCTACTAGAACACCTGTTGCAGTTGCAGCTCCCGATGAGGATGCAGACGATGCACTAAGTTACTTCCAAAAGCTTGCTGAAGAGTAAGCCATATTATTTCGCTTTTTAATTCCAAAAAAGCGCTGAAAAAATCTCTGGTCATTTTTGATGGCCAGGGATTTTTTTAATGGATTCTTATATTTTCGGTCTTTTTGAGTTTTCTGTTGACGTACTGTGATGACTTATCATATTTCATAATCCTATTAAAGTCTTTTAAGAATAATCCAAGCACATCTTCCTTCACAACATTAATATTCCTTTTTTTATTATTAATCTCTATTTCATTTTCATAGTTGTTTACTGATCTTATTGGGGATGCTGTTTTTAATTGGCCATTATTTCTAAGACCACTTTCTCCAAGATAATATTCTATAGTAAATGATTCATCTACAATTTTTCCAGCTGGAACTAATAATTGATTATTTCTGTCTCTAAATTCTATAGTTTCATAATGATGAATATATGTTAATTCTTTTTGTGTATATTTTTCATTAGTATAAGTATTTAAATCACTTTGTGTCATAGGCCATTCATTTTTAACATCAATTATATTGTTAGACATCAATATTACCCAATCTAAGTTATCATCACCATATACCTTTTCAGCTACGTTATCTGGTCTTTCATCACCAACAATTTTATATTGATCAAATACTATAAAATTGGAAAATAGATCCTCTCGTATTTTAACTCTACGAAAGAGATTTTTTGTTTCTATGTAATCAGTATTACTCTGCTTAGTTTTAAGTAGAGTTGGATAATCTAAATTTGGTAATTTTCGGAAATAATTAGACATTTAGAGACCTACATCGTCGTGAGAATCAAATTCCAAGTAATCTTGATCATATAGAGGAAGTAATTCTCCAAAGGTTAATGTTACAAAGGTTGTTATTGGTTGACTGTCTTCATCGTATGCAGCAAATCTACCAAGACCACCTGTATAATCTACATTAATACCTTTCAAAGCACATGTTTTAAATTTATTTAAACCTTTGATATCTTTTTGCGTCTTGGCCTTTATATATCTAAGTTTAAATACATCTGGTGTTCCTAGTAACCAATTTCCTGTAGATTCGCCTTTAGCACCTCTTTTTGGATTTTTCTTGGTTGCCATATGTTGTTTTAGGGATCTTATTATCATACGAACTTTTGCAGATTCATCCGAACTACGTGGACTGAATCTGAACATAAAAGTAAAATCTCTTAGTTGTGGGCCAGTGAATAATAACTCAAGATTTGGGTTTTGTACAACACCAAATTTTCTGTTGAGAGCCTGATCAACATCTACGTTAAGACCTAATGTTTTGCCTGCGGCAGCTACTAGATTCATTTGTGTTTTTCTTCTAAATCCTTTATTTCTTAGTGCTCCTTTAAGATTAGTTGCTATTTCACCTACTGTTCCACCAAATCCTAGTCCATCTTCAACTTCACCAGCACCACCAAATGCACCCTCACCCATACCAGTAATAATACTTTCACTTATTTCTCCTTCAAAATTGCCCATCTTTTCGCCACCCCAGTCAACACGATTTCCATCTTTAATGTCTGATGGCATAGGTAGTTGGATTGTACCTTGAAGTTCTTCTAATCTTTGATTTTGTCTGTTAGATCTTCTACTAGCTGCATATGAATAATCTGTACCTGTTTGTGTAGTTACTGTTCCTTTAGTGGTTTCAGTATTCACTTTCTTTGTATTAGATTTAATACCATAACCTTGAGAGGTTCTAGTGATGCCAGGCAAAACTTTTGCAGGTTTATATTTGAAGATTTGAATTTCGAAGTAATCTTGAATACTTGTATCTAAATCTACTGGATATTGTAATACTTGACCACCATTAATCTTAGGTAAGGATTGTTGACCATATTGGGTATTTAATTTATTAGAAACGCCAGTACTTGTTGATGCTGGTGATGTATTTTGATTAATACCCGATTCTACAGAATTGATATCACTGTTTTTTAGTGTATTATTCAATTTAGAATTTGATTTTTCTAAATCGACGTATTGTTTAAGTCCACTAATTCCTAGATTCATCATTTTCCTAATACCCAATTTTTAACTTGTTTTCTCACATTATTTAAGAATTCTATTGACCCATATGCATCAATTAAAGTTGCATTATCATCAATTAAATCACTAGTGGATCCTCTGTTTATTACATTGGAAATTTTTTCAGTATACATTAATGTACCTGTGGGTGTATAAGTGGATGATAATCCAGTTGTGACATCACTAACAGTAGCTATACCATTAGATCCTCCTCCAGATATGGTGATAGTATCACCTACATGGTAGTTATTACCTGCAGATTGTATTCCAATTGCTGTTATAGCTCCATCACCACTTACTGCACCTATATTAACCAAACAATTTTTACCTCTAAAGTCTGAAGTAGTTGCTACTTCATTTGCAACACTATAGCCAGTACCCATTCCACTGGTGTTTATTGTTAGTGAAGCAATACGACCAGTATTTAATAATTCGGCATCAAATTGAGATGCGAATTCATAACTATAAACACTATATGTTTCATTATCTGCAGTATCAAGATCAACACTAAAATAATATTTCTTGTTTGATGCTGTTTTAAATCTAGTATTATTGTATATGGCGGCCATTACTTATCCCTCCATACTCTATAGGAGGGAATATCCCTACCAGTAGTATTAACGAATTTTGATGTGGGTAATAATGACACGCCTGACATCTCCTCTTCTGGTACTCTCATTACTTGTTTTTGTACACCACTAAAATAATACTTATGTATAGTTTTACTAGGTACAATTGCATCATCAACTCTATTTAGAAGGCTTAATGCAACACCTTCTCTTAATTTCATATTTAGGTAGTGTAAGTTTGCTCCAAGAAATCCATCTGCAAATACACCCATTACGTAAGTCATTGGAAATTGATCATACCACTTCAATCTTTGTGGTTTAGTTGCAATATAATTGAAGAAATACATTTCACCAACTTCTACTGGTGATGATACATTTCCAAATTCGCCAGGATCATCATATTTCTTACCCTGATAACTTGACAACACTTCCATCAATTTGCCACGATACCAATCACGGCTGCGGTTTCGTTTGCCTGCTTCTTTTACTATGTCTTCTGCAATACTCATTTAATACCTAACTCTTTTTCTGTGAAGATTTTGAATTCCCATAATCTATCATCACAAAAAGATTTTGCAGCTTTCCATTTAGCTTGATTCACACCCCATGTATAGACCTCATTCATCCAAGTTTTTGTTTTCTTGGGTGGATTTACTTTTGGTTCTTTACATTGTCTTGCTGGTTTGACTTCTACTACCATTCTACGGGTTTTATTAGACCCATCAATATATTTAATATAGAAGTCTGGAAAATAACGTCTTCTCCTACCACTAACAGGATCTCTGTATGGTATTGCAAATTCTTCACTTCCCCATTCAAGGATTTTGTTATTAGTATCACAATACATCATGAATTTACGTTCCCATAATGATCGATAAACGACGTTCGTGGGATCGCCTTTATACTTGGTGGGATTCTTTGGCCTATATTTTCCACTATAGCTCATAAATAAAAGCTGACTAGCTGATATCTATTTAGAGATCGATGACAAGAAAACCAACAAAATACGCTATAGATGATATTAAGTCACGGTTTCAGACTGTAGCCATTGATAATAGGTATCAAGTTTTTCTAAGACCCAATGGAGTAGTATATACTGCTGCAAGAAGAGCTGGAGTAGATAGAAGATTTATTGATGAAGATTTAGGATTATATTGTTCTGATGCTATCTTGCCTGGATCTAATCTTGTTCCTATTGAAGTTGTAGGTGATAGACAAGGTATTACTGAAAAACTTCCATTTTCTAGAATATATGATGATGTTACTTTTACCTTTATGGTTGATAGAGAGTATAAAACTTTAAAGTTTTTTGAGTCTTGGTTACAAACAGTAAATCCTCTTCATGGTGGTAGTTCAAATACATCTTCATCTAATGCGGTAACTACTTTTAATTATCCCAAAGATTATAAAATTGATTTTAGTATAGTAAAGTTCAATAAAGATTTCTTTGAAACTAAAAGAGGAAGTGTGTCACGTTATACTTTCTTTGAAGCTTTTCCATTATCTATTGCTGGATCTCCAGTAAATTATGAATCTGGTAGTGTACTTAAATTAAATGTTACTATTGCATATACTAGATTTATTATGGATGATGTTACTAGAACGATGAAGAGAGCTGGTAAATCAGGCCTGTCAGATTCTGGTGATGTTGGTAATCTTACTGATGATACGACTAGTATATTTGATATAAAACAGAAACCACCTAAAGAATCGCAGGCAGAAAAAGGTTGGAAACTTGGTGATGGTGCTGGATTCCTATAACCTCCCTATATAAAATACTGAAAAGCTTATTATGCCATTACCAACAATTGTCACTCCGACTTATGAGTTGACGTTACCTTCCAATGGGAAGAAGATAAAATATAGACCGTTCCTTGTAAAAGAAGAAAAAGTTCTTATACTTGCTATAGAAGGTGGAGATACTAAAAGTATAACCAATGCAATTAAGGATGTTCTTAAGAGTTGTATTCTTACCAAAGGAGTAAGAGTAGATCAATTACCAACATTTGATATTGAGTATTTGTTTTTAAATATTCGTGCTAGATCCATAGGTGAAAGCATAGATATCTTGGTCACATGTCCTGATGATGGTAAAACACAAGTTCCTACTCAAATCTTTATTGATGAGATAAAGGTTAAAGAAGATGAGAATCATTCTGCCGATATAAAGGTTGATGATACTTATACAATAAGAATGAAGTATCCATCATTGGATCAATTTATAGATGATAATTTTAATTTTGATCAGAATTCTGATAATACATTTGATATTGTTGCGTCTTGTATTGAAATGATTTTTAGTGAAGATGAAGCATGGGATGCAAAAGATTCTACCAAAAAGGAATTGGTTAAGTTTATAGAACAATTAAATTCTAAACAATTTAAAGATATTGAGAATTTCTTTGATACTATGCCTAAATTATCCCATGACATTACAGTTACAAATCCTGAGACTGAAGTGGAATCTACAGTTACTTTGGAGGGATTGGCTAGTTTTTTCGGATAAGTATGGCCCATTTGAGTGCAGGGTCATACTATGAACTTACATTTTCTTTGATTCAATATCATAAATATAGCTTAACTGAGATAGAAAACATGATGCCTTGGGAACGTGACATTTATGTTAATTTATTAAAGAACTATCTTGAGGCTGAGAAGATGAAACAGCAACAACAACAGGGGCTAAGTTAATGGCTGGTTGGATGTTAAAATTGGGTCAGATGGTACAGAAGGCTGCTGTTGCAAAAGAGGGTCTTGATTTATTGCGTCCCAAAAAGGGAAAAGAAAAACAACCACCAGATAAATCAAAGGCTCTAAACTTTATGGGTGAAAAACCTGCATCTGATGCTGTAGTTGATGTTGATGCAGAAGTAATAGGTACAGAGACTGTTGGTGCAAGTGCTAATAATGTTGTTCCACAAACAACAATGGTTCCTGATATTAATATCAGTCCAGTTGGAGATGGTGGAGTAGGTAGTATTGTTAATCAAATTAATGAAATAAATGCAAACATAGCAGCAATATCTCAGGCTATGCAGAGTAGTGCTGATATAGAAGCACAGTATAGAAAAGATTTAGAAGAAAGTTTACAACAGGATATTGCAGATAGGGATAAACTTCAAGCTAGAAAAAGAGCTGAGAATAGAAGAGATTCTTTTGGTAAAAAACTATTATCTGGACCCAAAAAAGTTGCTGGTGTTGCAGGAAATACAGCAGCAAAAGGTCTTGGTCTTGAAGCACTGGCAGGATTATTTAATATAAATGATGGTGATGAAGATTCTTGGTATGGTCTTACAGAAGAAGAGAAAGAAAAAAAAGGTGAGGAGAAAAATATATTTGGTAGGGGTCGTGATGACATGAGTGGGCCTGAAAGATTTATGGCTGGATATTTGGATGCAGTAACTTTTGATATATTTGATCATGATAAGAAGGGTAGAATGTGGGGTGCTAGGAATGAAGAGGAACAAAGAGTTGGGCCAGCTAGATGGATGCAAGGATTTGGAGATGCGATTACAGGTAATCGATTTGATTGGGATGGAAGGGGAAAAAATGAAACTACTAATGAAATTAATAATAATACCACTAATAAGAATAGTATTAATAATGTAACTAATGAGAAAAATACTAATTTAACAACAAATATTAACGAAAACCTTGAACCAAAGGAAGGACATAGTGATATTGCGGGTATGTTTGATCCTGTTGGTACAAGTAATCAATCTAGTTCTATTGATGGTATTGAAGATAAACAAGTTAAATCTAATACCAAAAAAAGTACCGAAAGTCTAATTAAAGGAATAACTGATGCAGCCGATAAGACGACTCCTGTGGAGGATCAAAAAGGCAGTATTCGTGTATTCGATCATACATCAAAAGGATCGGGTAAAGGTGGTGGTGGAAGTACGATTGGTAAAGGTGTTTCTGATGAAGTACCATTTGTTTCTCCCGAGCGTGGAGTTTCACCAAATGAAGTTTTCCAAAGGAGTAGTAACTGGTAATGCCTGAAGAAATAGAGAATAAAATTGATGAGGATTCATCATCTATAGTTAAGAGTACGGGTTCTGCAATTGTAAAAACTCCTGAACGGCCGTTACCAAATTTAGTACCTGTTGATCAAGAAACTGAAGAAAGTACTAGTATAACAACAGAACAACTTCAATCAATACGTAATGGACTTGCAACTACAGTAAAACTTACAGATCAGATTGTAAAAGTTATTGGGGATGGTAATAAATCTTTTAATAAGGATATAACTAAGATTGGGAATTTAAGAAGAAGATTGCGTGATAATAATTCTAAGATAAGAGATATAACTGGGAAAAAGGGTATAATGGGTGGAATGATGGGTAATATTGGTGGTACAGCTAAAAAAGCAGGAACACCACTTCTTGGTGCAGCACTTTTAGAATTCTTGGCTACTATACTTGAGAATCCTGGCAAAGCTACAAGAGGTGCGATGCTTGGACTTCCATCCGCATCAAAAGTAGTAAATGAATCGGGAGTAAAACCTCTTAAGAAAAAGGCAAAGACTATAAAAAGAGCAAAGAATATTAAAAAAATTCGAGCAAATAAAAATAAACCAAAAATAAGACCTAAAACTCAGGTTGGTAAAAAAATAGAGGCCGTAAAGAGAGCAAAGAATATTAAAAATATTAGAAAGGCTAAAAATTTATCTAAATCTTTAACAACACAAACAACTAAAAAAGCAGGTAAAGGTCTTCTTAGGAGACTTGGTAAAGGTAATGTAATAGTAAGTAGTGTATTTGCTGCTTGGGAATTTGCTGATAGAAAGAAGGAAAAACAAACAAATTTACAAGCTGCTGTTGGTACTGGTGGTGGTCTTGCAGGTGGTCTTGCTGGAGCAGCTTCTGGAGCTAAAATTGGTGTTGCACTCGGAACATTTTTTGGTGGTCCTGTTGGCACAGTTATTGGTGGTGTTATTGGTGGTCTTGCTGGTGGTGTTATAGGTAGTTTTGCTGGTGGTGCATTAGCTGATAAAGCGACGGGAGTTGATAAAAATAAGGACAATATTGAAGCTAAGAATGAACCCAATAAGAATGTCAAAGGTATAAAAAAGAATAGTGGATTGGATGTGTTAAATAAAGATACGTCTCAAAAAAATATTGAGATTCATATTATTGATTCAGACCAAGATTTTGAACTTAACCCATAATGTCTAATTCACAAAACGCTATAATAAAGAAATTATCCATTGAGGGATTTGGTGAGGAGGAATCCTTAATGGAGTTGGGTGGTAATATTACGACACTTTTGGGTCTTGATTATTTTGAAGGTATATTTGAACCGATTACTGAAATTAAATGTGTTTTCAGTACAATTGAGGGTGCTTTATCTAATGCTCAATTGCGTGGTACAGAATTGGTTAGTTTATTGGTAGAACATCCTACAGGTGAATTAGAAATTGATGGATGGGTATTAACTTCCTTTAGACAATTAGAAACTGAATCTACAGTTAATACTTTCATGATTACTTGCAATCCTCCAGATGTTATTGCTAATGAAAAGGAAAGAGTAACTAAGAGATATGATCCTAAAGGTAAATCTAATAGTCATGTTGAAAATATTTTAAAAAATAATATAAAGACTGAATTAGATTTGGATATTGAAGAGACTGCTAATCCTGATGGGTTCTTTGGTAATTATTGGAGACCTTATAGGGCCATATATTGGCTAGCTAGACGTGCTTTATCTAAATCTATGTCAAGTGAAGGTGGTGGTACAGATCGGGCTGGATTTTTATTCTGGATGACTAGGAGTGGGTATAAGTTTAAAAGTATTGATACTATAATGTCTGAAGCTAAAGCTGCAGAAGATGATATTCCTACGTTTACTCAAAATGAAGTAGTAGATTCTGAAATAGATGAGGAGTTTAATCTTTATAATGTTTTATTTGAACATGAGTCTAATGTGATAACCAATATGCAACAATCTGTATATGGTGAGAATACAAAGTATATTAATATTTTTAGTTTGTTTCCAGATACTGAAGTAGTTGTTAAGAGTAAGGTGGATGTAAAACAGGAAAGTTTGGGAGATGTATCTGGAGATGAATTAGAACATGGTTTTGAGATTAATGAAAAACCAACTGTTCATAATAGAATCCTTTATGTTCCAGGCACTATGCAGATGGAAGGTAAGATGGATAATTTTGATGATTATAATCCACTCAAAGTTCGTACTCAGGCTAAGATGAGATATGAGAGTTTGTTATCACAATCTTTGAGATGTACTGTTCCTTATAATCTTGTACTTGAAGCTGGTGATGTAATAGAAGCTGATCTAATTCAAACTGCTGAGGGAACAGATTCTTGGCTTTCTGGATATTATATTATCAAGGATCTAAGACATAGTATACAAATTACGAATCAGGGTGTAAAATGTTATACGCATCTCAGACTTGTTAGAGATGCACCTGGCAAAAAAGATTAAATAGCTTAGCTAAAGGAGGAAAATGGAATCCATCGAAGCACACATCAAGAAGGATAGAGAGATCTTAAAAGATCCTACAATATCCGAACCAATACGTCATCATATTGAAGATGAACTCCATGATCTTATAGATTATGAGTCTCATCATCACGAAGAGATAGAAGCTGGTGATCATCATGATCCCAATGCTATCGAACTTTTCTGTGATACACATCCAGATGAACCCGAATGTTTAATTTATGACGACTAATGGTTAGTATTCTCGAAGGCACAAATAGTTTTGGCACCAATGGTATTCAGTGGTGGATAGGTCAAGTCGCTGAACGTAAGTCTTGGGCT